TGAGAATGCAAAATATGAAGTAACTGATTGGTTATAAATGACAGCAAAACAATATTTCAATTTAACATTAATTTTAATGAACTGGTTAATAGTCTTAATTTCTTTTTGTTTTAAAAATGAAAAATTAGATTTCCTTATGTTTATTTGGACCAGTATATCGTTTACATATTTAATGCTTAGTTAACAGGAGATAATAAACATGACAGGAAAAACAATTAAATTTCAAGCAACAACAAATAATTTCAAAGTTAATGGTAATAAAGTAGTTTTGCAATTAGATGCAGACCTGCTTACTCATAAGATTAACTTAAACAAGTTAAAAGACATTGCTTTTGATGGCAATGGAGTTCAAGTAAGTCTTGAGGCTGATCAACAGGAACTTATTCCTGAAGAAAACAAGGATAATAAGCCAATGCTAGTTAGGGATGACAAGTAATGAAAACTGCACTGCTTGTATTATTTGCAATTCTTTACCCTACGATAAGTGTACTGAATTTGTTTTCAGATTATAAAACCATGAAGTCTAACAACGATCTTATGAAAGAAATTCATAAAAGTAATGATTTATTTGATTCTTTATTGGAAGAAGTTCAAGCAAATAAAAAATTAACTGAAGCTGTGCAACATAAAGCTACTGCACAAGATAATTTTATGTGGGAATCAATTGTAATTCTTGCAAAAAGAATTCATAACCTGGAGGACAACAACTATGTTAAATAATAAAAAGGCTATTTTTCATGACAAGAATGGACGAAAAATTTATCCAGATTCATTACTTTATGATGAAGTCGCTAATGAGTACTTTTTTCCTTATCGAAAAAATGGTGTTTGGGGTGATGACTTTTTAGGCGATTTCTACCCACTTAAAGCATCACAGTTAATCTTACAGAAAAAACATGCAAGTATGGATGACATGAAATTACTGATGAAATTGCCTAATGAATCAGACGCAATTTTCAACACGGAAGGGTTTATCAATGGAAAGTGAACATAGTATACAAAAGAAAATTGAATTAGTTGTCTCACAACATCATTGTCATATATTCCGTGCTAATGTCGGTAAAATTAGAACGCCTGATGGTAGATTTTTTACTACAGGCTTGCCGTCTGGCTATCCTGACTTGCATGGCTGGCGTGATTGGGATCATCAAGCTTTTTACATTGAAGTGAAAAATGCTACTGGTAAACCGCGTCCTGATCAAATAGCTTTCCATAAAATGTTGATGAAATTCAATGTTATTCATGGAATTGCACGAAATACTAATGATGCACTTAAGATTGTGGAGAATGGTTTAGTTGGCTATGGATATGAATAGAAGAGGTGATTGTATGGAAGTAACAATTGACGCTTATACTTACGATCAATTAAAAGATTATTGTCAACGAATGAACGAACCAATGTCAGTCATTGCTACTAAAGCAATTAAGAAGTATATCGATGCGAGTGACTAATATGGAATTAACTAATTATCAACGTGCTTTAGTAATAATTCATAAATTAGAAGATCGGTTTGGATCAATTTCTAAGGTACCTGAATCTAATCCTAAAATGCAAGAAATCCATAGACTTTTGCCGATGGGACGTCAATCTGAAGACAAAAACTATGCTCGTACTGAAGAGCTTAATTATCTTGGCTATTCAAACGCACATATTGCACAAGTTACTCATCACGGTCAAGCTACGATTAATTCTTATTTCGAAAAGCATAGTATTAAACCAAAACAGATTTTTTACTATAAAGTTGTAGCACCTGATCATTCAACTACTTATTATGCTGACACTTTAATACATTTATATAAAATTATTTTTAAAAAGAAAATTGCTAATAATAATTATGCGAAAATACATTTTCTTAAACAGGGATATGCTGTTCGAACTGGCAAAATCATTTGGATGAATGTTATGGATAACTCATATTATTGCGTGAAGAATTCATCAAATCTGTATATTAAAAATGGGCTTGATTCTTATATGAACTCTAAAGCATAAATGCTTGGTATAGCTTATAATAGATGTATTAGTAATTGTTATTCTTACCTATTATATGGAGTTGATTGTTGTGAATATTTGGTCTGATGTAGATTTTGATAAGACTGCTAACCGTGTTGATAAGTTATTAAAATATAAACTTCCTAGATTAGCTAGGCGATGTGGACGTAGTTTAACTGATTTGTCTAGTCCTCAATTGTCTAGCGCTTCAAGTCATAGTAATCGCACTGATGGACAAGAGAGAATGATGGTTAATTCTTTTAGCATTGAGAAGGTTGTTGACGCAATATGCCAAACGATTATTAACTGCTCAGATAATAGTAAGCTAATATTAATAGGTAACTATATTAAGTACATCCCTCAAGAGCAATTAATTATGCAGCTACCCTATGAAAAGACCTACTATTATAAAGTACTTAAACCAATCGCACTTAATGAGTTTGCAGATCTTTATGATCATTGGCAAGATGAATGTGATGTTGAACCTGCAGATCATATTGATCTGCATGTATATGTGAAAGCTGATGCAATTTAGCTTATTTATTTTTTACCTTGCCAGTGAACTTTTAGTGGACAATCACTGGACAAACAGTGAACTTCATGCGGATTGAAACATGGCACAATATGTATTGTCGGATAGTAAAGAAAAAGGTCCGATGTCATAACACAACAATCTTAGTTTTCTTCATGTTGTTGTCTGCATTCAATTGACAACTAAATAGACATTTAAGTACAACATGATTAATAAACACTTGGAAGAATATTTTCCAGGTGTTTTTCTTTTGCAAGCATAGTGCAATGGCTAGCACAATAGTCTCCAAAACTATTAATCTAGGTTCAAGCCCTAGTGCTTGTGTTTATCAAATGAAAGGAGCCAGTCAATGCCACGAGTTCGCAGATGTCGTTTTCCAAACTGTCATGAGTTTGCGATGATGCCAAATCATTATTGCAAGAAACACATTGAACACGAAAAAGAATTGCAAGAACGCAATGAGTTTTATCGCTTGCATCATAAACGCAGCAAGCAGTCGCAATGGCGATACAATCACATCACTCGCTATCGTAATCCGGTCAAGACAGAGCAAAACAAATTCTATCATTCGAAGCAATGGCGTGAGATGCGAGCAATAGTTTTTAAACGTGATTACCATCTATGCCAGTACTGCAAGGCTAGAGGTCAATTAAATGAAGGTAACATTGTAGATCACGTACTACCAGTTGAAAGGTATCCAGAAGAAATGAAGAATCTTCAGAACATGGTCACCAGCTGTGGAAGATGCCACTACTGGAAAACACGTTTTGAAGAGCAATATTATGGCACAGGACTTCATGGTAAACCAACAGATAATCCGCCAATAACGGACGTAAAATTGATTGCTAACTTGGCGGCTAGATTGAAAAATGATCACGCTGTAAATGGCTAAAAATTCGCTTCTAAGAGATTTAAATTTTGTAAGTGTAATTATACATGAATCAAAAATAAAAAGACCCCCGCCCCGTTTTTTAACGTCTAGGGAGCCGCATCAGTGCCGTTCGCTTGTGCCACAAACAAAATTTTGAAAGCTTTTGAAAGGGGGCTGAAACATGAACAAAGTTGATCTATCAAAGCCAAAAGTACCTAATCAAGCACCTAAATGGCTTGGAACTTACGGCAAATACCTGTATCCAAAGCTTGCCACTTATCTAAATAAGAATGACAAAATCTTACGAGCTGATGAATATTTACTTCAACAATACTGTTCAGCCTACGACACCTACCGCATGGCTTATGACGATATTCAAGAACATGGTATTCAGCAACCTATCTATAAAACCGTCATCTCTCCTGTGGATGGGAAGGTGGCAGCTAAGAACTTTCAAGGATACAAGAAAAATCCAGCTTATCAGATTATGTCTGATTCGCTAAAGCAGATGAACACGATAGGTAAAGAACTGGGCTTAAGCCCAAAAGCCAGAAGTCAGATGATGGAACTGAATACACCTAAAAATGATGATGCTAAATCAACTGTTACAAGTTTAAAGGAGTTTTTCGCATGATTTACGTTAAGCACGGTCATGGAAAATGGGTAAGAAAGGATTTAGATGTTTTGAATCCAATTAATCAGATTAGAGAAGTAGCTAATTATATAAAAAGACGGCATTCTAAAATTATAAAAAAGCTATTTGCTAGTTAAATGCAGTAAAAATTTGCATCATTATTAACAAAATGGCTGTTTTGTTAATAATTAATAGGCTAAATCACAAAAATCTGTGATTTAGCTTTTTATTTTACTCAAAGGAAGTGGTTTAAGAAGTGAAAATTGATCTAACTCAAACTCATGATGTGGAAGGTGCTTATCAATCAATTGATTGGAATGACATCAGACTTAAATATAATGACGATGCCATTAAATACTGTTTTGACGTTTTGGATGGTAAGCAAATTGCAGGTTATATTACTAAGCTTGCTTGTTTTAGAAATCTTCAAGATTTAAAGCGTCAAGGTCAACCTGATTTTCCATATCATTACGATATGAAGGAAGTTAGAAATACTCTTAAATTTGCGTCAATTGTTCCAGATGTTGACCTTCATAAACCACTACCATTAATGAATTGGCAAAAGTTTATTCTTGCTATGATTAACGGTTGGAAAGACGAAAATGATGAAAAAAGATTTACTGATATTCATATTTCAGTAGGACGTGGTCAAGGCAAGACACAAATAGCTGGTATTCAGATGTGTAAAGCTGTTTTGATTGATACTTTGAATTACACCAACAAAGACTTTTTAGTTACTGCTAATACATCTGATCAGTCTACAAAGCTGTTTGGTTATATCAAGAAAATGCTTGAAGCAGTAATTAAGATTGAACCTTTTGCATCCCTCGCAAAAGAATCAGGTCTTGATTTACAAACTAACCAAATCATTGAAAAGAGAACTAACAATAAGGTATGGAAAATCAGTTATGAAGCTGATAAATATGATTCAACTCACAACGTTTTGGCTATTTATGATGAAACTGGTGCGTTGAATACATATGACAGAATTACAGATATTACAGATGGTCAAGCACAAGTAATTCCATACCATCAATTTATCAAGATCAGTTCGGCTTATCCTGATCCTACCAGTCCATTTCATCAGGAACAAATTACATTACAGCATGTTATGGAAAAAGATTATGACCGTGAAGGTGATAACTCTCTCTGTCTGGTGTGGGCGCAAGATAACCTTGATGAAACTTTCAAGCCTGAAACATGGGAAAAATCAAATCCGCTTATTGGTTTATCTCATTCAGAACGTAAGCGTAGAACTGAAAATCTGATTAAACAACGTGATCAAGGGATGCTTACCAACACGCTCCACAAATTTCAGAACAAGAACTTAAATCTGTGGTTGAAACAGTCAACCGCAAGCTACTTAAATCTTAAAGATGTTGAAAACGCTGTTGATGATAGTTTTGAGATTGACGGCTTAAGAGTCTACATGGGCTTGGACTACTCAATGTTTTCAGATAATACAGCTGTTGGCTTCGCATTTCCTTATACTACTGCTGATGGTGTTCACAAATGGCATATGATGCAGCATTCATTTATTCCATGGCAAGCTGCAGGGAGTATTGAAGCAAAAGAAAAACAAGATGGTCTTCCTTATCGTGAACTTGAAAAGAAAGGGTACTGCACCATCACTAGCCATGAAAAAGGCATCATCAATCCTGAACAAGTCTACAATTGGATACTTGATTTTGTTCAAAAACATAGGCTAGAAGTCGTATTTTTCGGTTATGACCGTTTTGGCAGCTATCAGGTTAAGAACATCACAGAAAGTTTAAATGCCAATACAGGGTGGTTAATTCAAGACATAGCGCAACGCACAAGTGAGTTAGCTAACCCAACTAAGTTCTTACAAGAATCTTATGCAACTGGCAAAATTACACGGTTTGATGATCCAATTGAAGAAATGGCTTTGCTTAATGCAGTAATCAAAGAAGATAAAATTGGTATTCAAGTTGATAAGGATAAAGCTACCAAGAAAATTGATGTTGTGGACGCCGAAATAGATGCCATGTATCAGGCTATGTACAATTTTGAAAATTATGGCTTGATTAATGATAAGTCACATGAAGTTGAAAGAATGACACAAGAGCAGGTGCTAAAGTGGTTTGAAAATCCTGATTCTGGTCTATTAGGAGGTGAAACGGGTGATAATTAAAACACTGTTTAAAGATATTTGGAAATTCTTAGATGTAATCCTTTATTTATTGGGCTTTGGCTTTATTGTTATAGCTCTTTTTTTATGGAATAAAATAGCAGGCTTCGCAGGTCTAGGAATTGCTTTACTTTTGACGGGCTTATTAATTGATCTACTTCCACATGGACAGGGAGGGGGTGATTAATAATGCCTGTTTTTAATTTAAACAAAAGTAATGTAACTGGTTATAGCTTAAATGATCCTGAATTTATTACTTTGTTTAAAAATGATTTATCCGCTAGCAATTATGTTTCTGCAGATACAGCTTTAAAAAATTCAGATATATTTTCACTTATTTCACAATTATCAGCTGATTTAGCTTTGGTTAAACTCAATGCTAACAAGGATAGAGTGCAAAACTTAATTGATAATCCTTCTAATTTGACTAATGGGTTTAGTTTCTGGCAAGGAATGTTTGCACAGTTACTGCTAGACGGAAATGCTTATGCCTACAGGTGGAGAAATATTAATGGCGTTGATTTATATTGGGAGTTTTTAAGACCGTCTCAGGTCCAAACATTGCTTTTAGAAGATGGCTCAGGGCTAACATATAACATCAATTTTGATGAGCCTGATATTCAGCCAAAAGAGAATGTACCGCAAAGCGATGTTATTCATATCAGGCTTGTATCCAAAAACGGTGGTAAGACTGGTGTTTCTCCGCTTACTGGGTTAGCTAATGAATTGAATATCAAGAATGCAAGTAATCGTTTAACATTACATGCTCTCTCTCAATCTGTGGAAGCACCTGGGATTTTAAGTATTCAAGGCGGTGGTTTACTTGATTGGAAGAAAAAATCAGCTAGATCACGTGAGTTTATGCGTCAGGTTAATAGTTCTGATAATGGACCAATTGTCTTAGATGATTTGGAAACTTACCAGCCACTTGAAGTAAAAAGTGATGTAGCTAAGTTACTTTCACAAGCAGATTGGACTGGTAAGCAAATTGCAAAGGTCTATGGCGTGCCTGATTCTTACCTTAATGGTCAAGGCGACCAGCAAAGTAATATTACTCAAATTGGTGGGCAATATGCTAAAGCTCTTAATCGCTATGCTGGTGCGGTTCAAGGTGAATTGTCTAATAAATTAAATAGTCAAATTACTTATGACATTAGACCAGCTATTGATGCAACTGGTGATAACTTTGCATCTGAAATTGGTGATTTATCAAGCAAGGGTATTTTGTCAGGCAATCAAGGACGGTATGTTTTGCAACATTATGGTTATTTACCTGATGATTTGCCAACTCCCGATAAACCAATAATTCCAGCAAATGAAGGAGGTGAAGACGATGACAACAGTACCGGTCAAGGGAATAATCGTACCCAATAATTTAGGTGATATTTATTCATTTCTAGGATATGAAGTGACTAGCCCTAATCAATTAAATGAGGCTTTGAGCAATGCTAATGGTCAAGATATTACATTAGAGATTAATTCACCTGGTGGCTACATTGATGCAGGCTCAGAAATGTATACCGCTTTAAAGAAGTACCCAGGTAATGTAACAGCTCAAGTAGTTGGTCAAGCTTGTTCTGCTGCTTCATGGATTGCACTAGCGGCTGACAAAGTTGAAATGTCGCCAACTGCTCAAATGATGATTCATAGAGTTAGCGGTGGTGTTGAAGGCAATGTGGATGATTTTGCTAGTGCAATGCAATCGCTAGATTCTATGGATCAAGCTTATGTTGATCTTTATAGCAAGCGAACAGGTTTAGATAAGCAAGAAGTTTACCGTATGATGTGTGAAACTACTTGGATGAATGCTAAACAAGCAGTAGATAAAGGCTTTGCTGATTCTATTATGTTTGAGAATGATCAAGCACCAGCGGTTGTGAATGCTTACGGAGTACCCGTTTTAAGTGACAATGCAATTCGTAAGATTAAAGCATTAATTCATGATAAAAAGTCCAATGCTGACTCTAAACCCATTGAAAATAAACAAGAAGATACAGATAAGGGGCAAGTCAAAAAAGACTTGTCTCTTTTATTGTGGCAATAGAAAGAAGAGAACACATGAATTTACAAGAATTACAAAATGCCTGGATTGAAGCAGGCAATAAAGTTACTGATCTCTTTAATAAGAAGGTAGCTTTGCAAAAGAACTATGAAGCAGATCCCGAATCCGTTTCTGCTGAAGATATGAAAAAGGCAGCTGAAGCTTATAACAAAGCGGTTCAAGCTCGTAATTTTGCTAAACAAAATTATGATGATGCTGTAGAAGCTCAAAAGGTTAATAAACCAGCATCAAAGCCTATTGAAAATAAGACTGAAGATAAATCAAAGGATGTTATTTCTGGTTTCAAGGATATGCTTAAACATCCAATGAAGTATATGGAAAACTTATCATCAAGTTCAACTTCAGATGGTAACGCTGGTTTGACTATCCCAGACGACCAACAAACTCAAATTAATACTTTGATGCGTCAATATGATGACTTACGTGATTTGGTAACTATTGAAAACGTTGGTACTGATCATGGAACTAGAAATATTGAACCATTTTCAAATATTACCCCAATGGATCAATTGGATGATATTCCTGATGATTCAACTAATAACTCAACTTACGCATGGCAAGATAAAGATATTAAGGAAGGCGACTATAGTTCTGTTAAGCAACTTAGTTACAACATCCACGACTACGGTGATGTATTCTTTGCGCCTAATGATTTAATCAATGATTCAAATGCAAATATTGAATCATGGTTAAACCAACATATTGCACGTAAGAATGTTGTTACCTATAATTCAAAGATCATTGGCTTACTTCCTAAATCACAAAAGAAGGCTACTATTACTAAGCTCGATGATATTATTGATGCTTTAGGTCAATTAGATATGGCTTTATGGGGTGGCGCTACTTTATTAACTAATAAATCTGGTTTCTTAGCATTAGCTAAAGTGCGTATGTCAGATGGTACACGTGCAATGAGTGTAGACCCACGTACTCAACAAACCACTTTCAATATGGACGGCATGCAATATGTAAATGTTCGTGTCGTTGAAGATACTTGGTTACCTAACAACACTAATGCTAGTGGTAAGTACCAAAGCCACCCCTTCTACTTTGGTAACTTTAAGGAATTTATTCATTTATACGATCGTCAACAAATGTCATTGCTTACTTCTAACATTGCTGATAAGGCATTTAGACGTAATCAAACTGCTATTCGTGCATTGCTTAGATTTGATACCAAGATTTGGGATGATGAAGCAATTGTATCTGGTTCATTTGACAAGGTTGAGAGTCAACCAATGCTTATGCAATCAGTTCAAGTTCCATCTGATAACGGTGGCACTCAAGCTGGATCTGCTAATCACTAATAGAAATTAGGTGATCAATGATGACCACTTACTTAACAGTTGATGATGGGCTTAAACGCTCACTTGGTTACTTACCTGACGATGATGCGCTTGATTCTAGTGATGAAGAACGTATGAAAACGGCATTGAAAGGTGCTGAAAATTATGTTCAAGGCGCAATTGGTGAAGATGCTGATGAAAGTTTTTACAAAACTGAATCAGTATTTGAACTGTATAAGTTAGCAGTTAATGCAATTGCGGCTAATTGGTTTTTGCATCCTACATCTGCTGTATCAAGTACAACGGCTAAGCAGATTATAGGCCAACTCCGTGGGGCCTATGATGAAACAAAGGTGGTGAATGACGATGGTACAACTACAGACATGGGACCGACTGAGTAATAGGATCACTTTTGGTACTGTAGAAGATAGTGAAGATGATAATGGACTTCTTACTAATGAATTTAAAGCATTAACTAGCCCTACTTTATGTGGTCGATGGGGCTTAACTACTACTCAAATGATTCAAAATCAAGGACATCATCACGATGAATCTTTTATTGTCGTTATTCACCATCGCAGAAATTATGATGGTATTACTCATGCTCAATACAATGGGAAATTGTATGAAGTGAGTGACATCAATCTTGATCCATTTCAAAATCCAACTGCAGGCGATCTCATAACTCTCACAAAAGTGACAGACCGTGATGGTTGATTTAGATAAAGGCCTAAATGATTGGCTAGATAAGATCACTAAAAAAGTTGATCTATCTACTAGTCAAAAATCAGCTATCACTGGTGAAGGGGCTAAGACTTACGCTGAAGTGCTTAAAAAGAACACTCCAATGTCTCATACAAGTTATGCACATGCACGGTCAGCTGGTCATGGCCGTAAGTCTAAACACATGCGTGACGCTATAACTTATAAAGCAGGTTATGAAGTCAACGATGGTAATACTGGTGATACTTCAGTAGGCTGGGAAGATAAATATAATGCAATGGTCGCTCGTTTTGTAAATGATGGGACACGTGATATGTCTCAAAAAGAAATATCCAACCTTCATTTTAAAGATCATGCAGAAAAGGAAGCTGCAGAAGCAGTACTAAAAGCTAATGCTGAAAAATTCAGAGAGATTTTAGATAAATGAGTACTGTAGCAAAACAGGTAGTAGATTTGCTAAACAGCTCTAATCTTCCTAAATTGCATAAAGCCTACAGTTTTGCAGTTGGTACTAGTGAGCGTACTCCACGTGATTCTGTGGATATACTTGTTAGTGAAGTGAATTTTGATTTTACAGAATCAGGTAGTAACCAATACACGGAACAGATACAACGTTTAGCGATAAACGTTTTTTATAGTAAAAACACAAAAGTAAACATGAACGAATTTGAACACTCGCTCATGTCTTTTTTCGTAGCTAATGGTTGGCAAATCGTAGCTAGTTTTACAGGGCACACATATGACCCTAATTCTGGTGAGCCAACAATTAGCTTTCAAATTAAAAGGAGAGAAAAATGGAACTTCAAGGTTTAAATGATTTACTTGTTTTCAAATATGACAAGGACGGTAAGTTAGTTACCGATGAATCCAAAGGTGGTTTGACCACTAATATTGGTAAAGATGGTGTATTTAAGATTGATTTGGAATCATCTAAAGGTGCTACTCAAGCTAACATCACTGGTTTAAGTCGTACTGCACAAGCTGTCTATGGTTCTAACGCAAAAGCTGAACAACACTTTGGTGCATATCAAATTACTGGTACTTTTGGTGCTAACGACATTCCGCACAATTTCTATGATGCAATTGTAGGTCTTGAAAAGGACAGCAAGTTAGGCTTTGGGAACATGGCTAAGGACTCAACCCCATTGGCATATGGTGGTGTTATTGCTCACTCATATAACTCAAACATTGGCGTTGATCTTTACTTTGCGTTGCCATATGGCAATTTGAAACCTGGCGGTGATTTAACTATGGGTACTGATAATGAAAACCCAACTTTGGTACACGATACCTTCACTTTAAATGCCGCTGCACGTTCATCAGATGGTTTGGTTTACGAAAAATTCTATTCAGATGAAGATGGATTCGACTTCGACAAGATGCTTAATTGGATTATTTCAGGTACTGTTGCTGGTTCAGGTACTGAAGATCCAACTCACAAGAGTGCTGACCAAGGTGGTACTGGTGATCTAAAGAAAGATCAAACTACTTCAACAGGCACTCACTAATAATTAATTAGTAGGGTGGGTAGCGGTGGCAAATTAATATAAATAATTTTGTTAAGAACGGTGTGAAAGCCGTTCTTTTTCTTTTTTTGAAAGGAAAATCAATCAATGTTAGTAAAAATCAATGGTAAAAAGCTTCATTTAACTACTTTTGAAGTTGAAACAACTGTAAAAAACGTACGTGCATGTTTAAAGGCACAAAAGGTTTTTGCAAAATTATCAATTGCAATTAATAATGTTAAAGACGATGATGACCAATCAATTCTTGATGTTTTAACAGCACAAGAAAATCTTTTGGATGAAGAAGAAAAGTTTTTGAAGAAGATTTTGCATTTATCAGATGCACAAGTAGATAAGATTGAAGATTCTGCTCCAGAAGATGTAAGTGAATTTGTTACTGATTTAATTGGAAAAATCTTACAAGTAGACGACTCCAAAAGCGACAACGATTAATGATCCTGATCCAGTACATGCCTATGAGGAAATGCTGGAAGATTTTGATTATCAAGAACAACAAATGATTGTTAATGCTCATATGTCCCTAGAAGATTATGAAAACACTGATTATTACCGTCTTGTGGAAGTAATGAGTGCAAGACCAAAGGACAAACGTCCAATGAGTCTTTGGGACTTTGCAGCAAGTTTAGACAAAACAGAAAGGAGGTAAATAAATGGCAGGAAGAATACCAGTTGGTACACTGATTACAGATATTAAATTAAACGGTGATCAGCCTGTAAAAACGTTACGAGAATTAAGGCAAGCTGTATCTAGTACTACCAGTGCATGGAAAGCTCAAGAAGCTGTTTTAAGAAGTGCTGGTAAGACTACTGAAGCGGCTGAAGCTAAGTACAAAGGCTTATCTGATGCTGTAAAAAGTCAGCGTAGATTAATTGATGGCTTAGTTGAAAAGCAAAAATCTTTAAAGAAACAGCAAGAAGAAATTGATACTTCTACAGATAAGGGCAAAAAAGCTTATGAAAGTATCAGTACTGCACTTCAAAAGAATGCTACTCAAACTTTGAAAGCTACTAGTAGATTAGAATCACTGACTAAGCAACAGGATAAGGCTAAAAACTCTCTCACTTACTACAAGTCAGGATTAGCAGAAGCTCAAAAGACTTTAAAAACCACTACGGCTGTTTCAAAATCGTATGTTGATCGTTTGGAATCTGAAGGCAATCATTATAAAGCTAATGAAGCTAGAATTTCTGGTTATAGAAGTTCGATCAGTAATTTAACTAAGCAGTATGAAATTCAATCACGTGAATTAAAACGTATTGCATCTGAATCTGGTGCAACTAGTGAAGCTTACAAGCGTCAACAGATCAGAGTGAATGAAACAGCGACTTCATTAAATAAAGCAAAATCTGCTGTTAGTGGTCTTGAAGCAGAACAAAGAAAAATCAATCCTACACCATGGGATAGATTGAAAGCTAAGATTTCTAGTGTTAATAAAGAAAGTCAAGAAACTCATAGAACCTTGAAAGAGGTATTCATGGGATCCGCACTTGGTAACACTGTTTCAAATGCTGTTTCTAACTTAGGATCAAGCCTTAAATCTGCTTACACAGAGGGTATGAACTTGAATCTAGCAATTGCTAAGATCAACGGTAGGTTCAAAGGCATGGGTATGAATACCAGACAAATTCAAGCCCTTGATAAGCAGATTGGTGAGTTAAAGTCCAATACTGACTTAGCTGGTGATTCAGCATCAAACTTACAAGCTCATATGCTTAACTGGAGTAGCATTGGTTTTAAAGGTGCTATGCAAATGGCTAAAACCATTGCAGGTGTAGGTGATAGTTCAAAGATGACTGGTCAGCAAATTGACCAAATGTCAGCTGGTTTACAGCGTGTTGGTTCTACTGGTAAAGTTACTTATTCCTCCTTGAGCCGTATTACCAAAGCTGCTCCAACATTCATGGCTACACTTGCACATGGTGCTGGTATGTCAGAATCTAAACTTAGAGCACTTTTAAAAACTGGCAATGTAACACAAAAGCAATTCCAAACTTGGATTGCTAAATCATCTAAGTATGCTGATGAAAGCTTTAAAGGTTATGGTCAAAGTCAAGCTGGTGCTTTAAAAGCTATGACTGTTGCTAGACAAAAACTAGAACAGGAATTTACTAAGCCAATCTTTGATGCTAAGACTAGTGGCTTGCAAGCCTTGAAGAATATCATGACTAGTAAAGAAGTTATGAGCGGTGCTGACCAGCTGGGTAAAGCAGTATCAAACGTTATTGGCTACTTAGATAAGCATAAAGGTGATATTGTAGCTATCACTAAAAATGTTATCTCTCTAGGCGTGGAAGTTGGTAAGGCAGTTTGGAAAGACTTTGCAGCTATTATTCAAAACATTGGTAAAGCACTTGGTATTGTTAAAGGCAATGGCAAGGATTCTGGTAGTGCATTACATACACTTGCTACTGCTACAGGTGATTTAGCTAAAAATAAGACTGCTGTTAAGGCTATATCTGATGCCATAATTGCAATGGTAGCAATTAAAGGCATCCGTAAAGTCAGTGATGGTCTTTTTTCTATTGTTAAAGGTGCTGTTACTACTTATAAATCAGTTAAAGCATTACACGATGGTTTCAAAGGAATTGAATTAGCTAAAGATGCTACTAAAGGTGAAAAAGCTTGGGCTAAGTTTGGTGGCGTTCTATCCAAGACTTTTAGCGGCTTTAGAAAAGTTGGAAGTAAAACTTGGACTACTGTAGAAAAAGCTGGCATCAAAGCTTGGACAGGTATTGAAAAAGGCTGGGCTAAAGCAAGTGATTTAGGTACAAAAGCTGGAAAAGCAATAGCTAAGGGTTTTAGAGCTACAGGAAATGTCTTAGCAAAGGCAGGCAAATGGAGCTGGAGCAAAATTAAGTCTGGCTTTAATTTTGCAAAAAAGTTTGGTCAAGAAATAGGCAAAAAGATTTCAGCAGGAATTAAAGCTACTACTAAGTTCTCTATGGGTAAGCGTCTTGCTACTGGTGCTTTAGCAGGTACTGCAGTTGCTACACCTGAAGTGATCAACGCTGTTAAAGATCGTCACAATGCTAATGCTAGAAGTCAAGACATTGGCGGTGCTGTTGGCGCTGTCGCTGGTGGTACATTAACCAGCATGATTCCAGTAGTTGGTCCAATGCTCGCTCCCATTGGTGCTTTACTTGGCAAATATGCTGGACGTTGGGGTGGTCAAGCTGTCAATAATTTCACCAAAGGCTGGCAAAAGAACAAACCGCCAAAAAAATTCTGGTCACTTGAAAATCTCGGCTATTCTGCACATAACATGTGGAATGGATTTACTAAGGGTGTAATCAATACCATTAAGTGGTTTAAGAAAAACTGGAAAGAAGTCGGTTTTTACTTTGTAAGTCCGCTTGCTGGTGCTATTAATTCACTTTACAAACACAATTCTAAGTTTAGGAAATGGGTGAACAGCTTAGTTAAATCATTTAAAAATGCTTGGAAAGGCATTGGGAAATGGTTTGGTAATGTTGGTAAAGCTGTGCAAAAAGCATGGCGTGGAATGACTCATTGGTTTAGTAACTTAGGCAAGAACATGGCTAAGGGACTTAAGTCAGCTTGGAAAGGCATGTCTCACTGGTTTAGCGGCATTGCTCGTGGCGTACGCAATGCATGGCATTCAATGACAGCTTGGTTTACTAGACTTGGTTCTGCAATGTCTAGGGGACTCAAAGCAACTTGGAGAACTGTTACTAGATGGTTTGGCGGTATTGCTAAAGGCGTTCAACATGCATGGTCAGGAATGTCTCATTTCTTTGGCCATGTAGGCTCTGCATCAGTAAGACTGTTTAAGTCAGCATGGCATGGAATTACTTCATGGTTTGGTGGTATTATCAGTGGCATCAAGAAAGCATGGGATGATTTCTTTGGTGGTATCAGTAGTACTGTTAAGTTCATTGGTAAATTGCTAGGTGGCAAGGTTAAAGTAGGCAATGTTCACTTAGCTGAAGGTACTGATTGGAAGAAGAAATACGGTTATCCAGCCATCTTAAATGATGGTCATGATTCGCCAGCTACTAATAATAAGGAAGGCATTT